CAGCCGCAGTATTTCTATGTGAAATCCGAGGGATTCCGACATATCGAAGTAAAAGTAAAGAATAAGAAGTTTTATTATCTACATTCGGATGCTTTTGAGTATTGCGTACAGAATGTAAGAGCGATTGAGAAAGTAGATGACATGATACAGTACGAAAAAGTAGACGGAGACGGCGGTGTAAGACGAATTGACTTATTTGATGCAGGAGTCTTTTCGTGCTGTCAGATGCTAGCGGACATGGCACTAGGGAATGTAGCAAATAAATGGCTTAAGAGAGAATAGGAGATTAAAATGGCTAAGAAAAAGAAGCAAAAGAGTATCAGATCAGAACCACAGAATAAAATATTTGTTTATCAGGGAGCTACGTTCTCTGATTTTTTATTGCCGTCAGGATACACAACGCTAGCGCAGAATCCGGAAATCCGGGCAGCGTGTCAGAAGATTGCTGATCTCGTTTCCGGTATGACAATCCACTTGATGGAGAATGGACCTCATGGTGATGTTCGGATCAAGAATGAGTTATCACGAAAGATAGACATCAATCCATATTCCTTGATGACGAGAAAGGCATGGGTTTATAACATTGTATATTCCATGTTGTTGCCGGGTGACGGAAATGCTGTTGTTCTTCCTGTAATGAGAGATGGATACATCGATGAGCTCATTCCATTAAAGCCGTCTATGACAAGCTTTGAAGAGACTCCGACAGGATACAAGATAATCTACGGCAGTGAGGAATATGATCCAAGCGAAGTACTGCACTTTGCAATCAATCCGAATCCAGAATATCCTTGGAAGGGTACAGGCTACAGACTTGCATTAAAGGATATTGCATCGAATTTGAAACAGGCAAATGCAACTAAGAAATCCTTTATGAGTGGTCAATATATGCCGAACATCATCGTGAAAGTAGATGCAGCTACAACGGAGCTTGCCAGCGAAGCAGGAAGAAAACAGATAAAAGAAAAATATTTGAAAGAATCGAAACCGGGCGAACCATGGATAATACCTGCAGAGCTGTTAGAGGTGTCTGAGGTTAAGCCACTATCTCTAAAAGATATCGCAATTAATGAATCGGTTGAGATTGATAAGAGGACGGTTGCATCACTTTTGGATGTACCGCCTTTTTTCTTGGGGGTTGGGAGCTTTAATAAGGACGAATATAACAACTTTGTCCGGACTAGGGTAAAGTCGATTGCGGATGTTTTTCAGCAAACACTTACGAAAGGATTGATCCAGAGTCCGCATTGGTATTTTAAGTGCAACTCCAAAAGCTTGATGGCTTATGACACTAAGGAGCTTGCGGAAATTGGCATGAACCTATATATTCGAGGAATTTATACGGGAAATGATGTGCTGAATTTGATAGGAGACTCTCCGAAAGATGGATTGAATGATCTGATTATCCTCGAAAACTTTATTCCTCAGGGAATGATTGGAGAGCAGAAGAAATTAAGGGCGGGAGGTGATGAATAGTGGAGCGAAATAAAGAAAATTTAACAAGATCGTGGAAAGCAGAATTTGAAACACGGGAAGCAGAGGACGGGAAGAAAACAATTTCTGGCTATTTCGCTGTGTTTAATTCCGAAACAGAATTGTGGTCGGGGGCTTACGAAGAAATTGCGCCAGAAGCATTTGACAGCACCATGAGCAATGATATCCGAGCACTGACAAACCACGATGATACACTCGTTCTAGGTAGAACCAAAGTAGGAACTTTACGCCTCAGAACCGATACAAGAGGTCTTTGGGGAGAAATTGATATCAATGAAAATGATTCAGACGCAATGAACCTGTATGAGAGGGTGAAACGAGGAGACGTGGATCAGTGTTCATTTGGTTTTAACATTGTGCGCGAGGAAACAGACTGGCGCGATGACGGAACTGTGAAATGGACAATCCGAGAAGTTGATCTGCACGAAGTGTCTGTATGTACATTCCCAGCTTATGAGGATACAGGCGTACAGGCGAGGCACGCACAAGTGGAACAGTACCAACAGAAACAGATGGAACAGTGGCGAAGTAATGCTACAAAGAGATTGAAAGGAGAAAAGTAATGGCTTTAAGACAGTTGATGCTTGCGAAACAGATTGCAGGCAAAGAAAAAGAATTGGAAGAAATGCGTGGAAAAGACGCAGATTTTGAAACAAGAGAAAAAGAACTGGAAACATCCATCGAAGAAGCGAATACGGAAGAAGAGCGCTCGCTTGTGGATGACGAGATTACAAAGTTCACAGAAGAAAAAGAAGCTCACGAAGAAAGAAAAAGTGACCTTGAAACAGAACTTGAGGAGCTACGTGGGAAAATGAAGGAATATGAAAAAACACCGGAAAGAAGGGGGAAGAAAAAAGAGATGGGCAGAAGAAATGAAGAAGAAATTGAAGAGACAAGAAGTGCAATCAATGCATTTGTGAAATCAAAGGGGCAAGTAAGAGCAGAAGGCTTTAAAGAAGCGGAAGCGGGCATCCTGATTCCGGTTGAAATTCTTGCTCCGCAAGAGAAACCAGAGGATGTTGTAGATCTTAAAAATTATGTAAAAAATGTAAGCGTCAACAGTTCCTCTGGGAAATATCCTGTGATTGCGAAAGCAGGAACAAAAATGAGTACGGTTGAGGAACTGGAACAGAATCCGGCACTCTCAAGACCTAAAATTTCGAATATTGACTACAGTATCGCAACGAGAAGAGGGTATATTCCGATTTCTCAGGAAGCGATTGATGATGCCGATTACGATGTTACAGGTCTTATTAGAGATGAGATCAATGACCAGTCTAGAAACACAAGAAATGCTGACATCGCAACGGTATTAAAGAGCGCAGCGCCAAAAAGTGTTACAGGTCTAGATGGATTGAAAGATTTAGTGAATAAAGAAATCAAAAAAGTATATCCTGTAAAATTCATTGTTTCAGCTTCTCTGTACGCAGAGTTAGACAAGTTAAAGGATACGAATGGAAGATATCTGCTGCAAGATTCCATTACTTCTTCAAGCGGAAAGATGTTGCTTGGTAGAGAGGTGATTATTTTGGATGATGAAATGATTGCAGGTAAAGGAGAACTGAAGGGATTCGTTGGAGATCCGAAATCATTCTGTGCTTTTTTTGATCGCAAACAGACAAGTGTTGAATGGGTAGATAATCAAATTTACGGAAAATTACTTGCAGGTATTGTACGGTATGATGTTAAGAAAGCAGATGGGGATGCGGGATTCTATATCACATACTCGCCGGTGGGGTAACACCCGCTGACGATACTGCCTTAATTGGCAGCGGGAAAGTTGGAAAGGCAAAAGTAGGTAAATCAAAGTAGAGGAGTGAAAATATGGCATATTCAAAGAAAACATGGGTTGACAGTGAAGTTATTACGAAAGAGGCAATGAATAATATTGAAAATGGTGTTGCTACTGCAAATGCTGGAATTCCAGTGAATGCAACAAAAGCAAAAGCTGGATTAGTGAAGCAGACGGCGTTAGTGCCGGAGGCAGCGGGAGCAAATGTGACAAAAGAGGAGTTTAAAGCTTTGCTGGATGCACTAAAGGCAGCAGGAATTATGGCTAATTCGTAAGGGTGATGGAGTTGAAGGAAACAATATTGCAATTATTAAAGTCTAGATTAGGAATCTCTACTGAAAGTAAGGATGCGATCCTGTATGCGATTATAGATGGCATACTAGATGAGTGTGAAAATGTTCGTGGAATTCAACTAGAAGAGAAACGATACAGCGATATTCTACTTGTTCTTGATTGGGCTACTTGGACGTATAATCATCCAGATGGAGGTATTATGCCGAGAAGTATACAATTTAGGATTCATAATCGGATGATTAAGGCGGTGAACAATGAATCGAACATGGGATGAGAAAGTGGCGTTGATATCTTCTGCTAGATATGTAGAAGATGAAATCGGTCAGC